GATGTGATCGGAAGATCTGTGCTACCAGGCAACATCGTATATCTCGACTATCTGGTATCGAAGGGTGGTGCCGCCAACGGGTGCTCAGAATTCTTCTACGCCTCTGGTGCTCGCGGAGATGCTCTATATTCAGTGACTACGACACAGGTAGCTTCTGGCGGTGCAGATGCCGAAAGCATCACATCCATCAAATTCAATGCGCCTCGAAACTACATCGCGCAGAATAGAGCGGTGACCAGCGAGGACTACAAGAATCAAATATTGAGTCATTTTCCTCAAGTCGAGTCTGTGGCTGTTTGGGGCGGACAGGATAACGTCCCGCCTCAATATGGACGAGTGTTCATATCAGCCAAACCATTCGGACGAGATGCTCTGAATTCGATCGAGAAGAATCAGATCAATGAGTTTCTCGCGAAGAAGCGCTCGGTCGTTTCCGTTCAACAAGTATTCGTTGACCCAACAATTCTTGAAATCGGAGTAGAAGTGAATGTGTACTATGATCCGACGACAACCACGAAAACAACCGGCGAGCTTTACCAATCGGTGAAGTATTCAATCGACTCGTATGCATCAGAATTGAACGTATTCGAATCATCATTCCGATTCTCGAAGTTCTCTCGTATGATCGACGATTCTGATGCTTCGATCGTTTCTAATATCTCGAAGATATATCTCTCCCGAGCAGTCACGCCAAATCTCGGAATATACGACCGGTATCAGATCGAGCTAGGAAATCCTATATTCGCACAAGAAGGTTCTGTGAGAACGTCGCGAATTCGCATTCCTCTATTCGAAACGCCAGTGACTTTCCAAAATGACGACGCTGGTGATCTTTGGGTTTATTCCTCGATCGACGGAGTACTGCAGAAATCCACAACCAAAATCGGTCATGTGAATTATTCGACTGGTTCAATTGTGATCGATAGTATGCGGATCAATTCGCTATTCGATCCGATATTTGAATTCAAAATCATCCCCGCCAGCAACGATGTGATTCCGATTCGTCAAAACATTTTGGTTCTCCCGCCAAGCAGGACTACTATAAATATTATCGCCGATTCAACAATATCTGGTGGGTCGAACGGATATATATTTTCCTCGTCTAGATGACTAAGCTAACAACCACCTCTGTCGCGAGAAATTTTCCTGAATTCATTCGGGAAGAATATCCGTTGTTCGTCAAGCTTGTTGAGGAATACTACAAGTTCCTTGACACGACATATGTCGGGCAGATCGATTCGATAAAAGATATTGACAACACGCCTGAATTGTTCATAGAATATTTCAGAAAACAATATTCTGTGAACGTCCCATCATTCTGGCGAATGGACTTCCGAGAGTTTCTATATTTCGCGAAGGAATTCTACTCGTCCAGGGGTTCTGAGAATTCTATACAGTTTCTATTCCGGGCTATGTTCGGAGAAGAAATCACTCTTGATTATCCAGGGAAGTATGTTCTTCGAGCATCGGATGGTAAGTGGAAACAAGAATTCCATATCGAAGTACAGAGTTTACTAGGAACATTTCCCGAAATCGGTCTGTTAATCGAGTTCGAGAACAGTCAAGGCGGATATCATATCTCTCCGACGAGAGTGGAACGTATTGATGGATCAAACCGTTGTTTCGTGTTTTTCGAACAACCATTCAAACTCCACATTGATGAAGACCAGAAGTATATACAGAAGAATTCTTCTGGTGATATCATTTGGGCAGGACAAGGTCTTCGGACGGCATCATATATTGATATCGAGAATCCTGGAGAAGCATGGCAGATCGGTGCGGTTCTGCGTATTCCCGGTACACAAAAGGATACATTCGCTCGCGTATTGCGAACTAATTCTTCTGGTGGTATTGAATCCGTAGAGATTCTCGAATACGGCTACGACCACGACGAGAATCAATCGTTAATCATTTCACCATATCCGAATAGACCAGTCGGATCGATCATCGATATCAATTCGGAGATCATTAGCTTCTCTCCGTTGGCATACCACCATACCATCGGAATTCAGGATTTCACTGACGGATGTATTGAAACGATCAGAGGAACCTCGACTGATCAGGATTTCTTCATGGATCTGTTTTTTGAACGGATCCCGGGATTCTTCGGTCGGACGGTCATTAGTAAGACGTCCAGCAGTCAGACATATTCCATTGGTGATGGTGATCATATCACAATCGACGAATGGCTGCGTTCTCGCGCGACTCTCGTGTTCAGAAATGACAATATCGTCCGCGAGAGAGGATTCTACACCAATTCCGATTCTCTGATCTCCAACAAAGAGATCCGTCTGCACGATAGCTTCTTCTATCAGGCATTCTCGTATGTTATCGAGACCGAGAATGACCTCAGAGCATACAGAGATTCGATCGGGTTGACTCATCCGGCAGGGATGAAGTTCTTTGCTCTAATGACAAAGGAAGCGTCGATCGACATCTCCGCTCTGATTGAGACGACATTCGGTACTCATCAGATAACGTTCGTCGATATTCAGGATATCGTCGAGAACGCAATCAACGATTTCACGAAAGCGCGATTCGACCAAGTAACTCCTTCTGACGTCCGCCCGATTCTTCACGTCGATAAGCGTCTCAACGAATACATCGACCAAGAAGAATCTCTGAAGAAAGCGACGATCAAGCTTCTCAATGATACATCAGTGATCACAGAAGAACAAGTCATAGAATTCACCAAGAAACTGGTTGATACGAGTTCTATGTCTGACAATAGCTGGTCATTGTTCACCAAGACAATCAAAGAAACCGCTGCTGCTTCTGAGACTATAAATAAGTCAACAACAAAACCGCTCAGTGATTCGATCAGCCTCGCGACAGAAAGTTCATACTCTGTTGCGTTGAGAGACAGTTTCTTCGCTGCCGACTTCTTCGCCGAAAAATACTTCACCCCAACACTCACCCTGGAGATCTCATGATCAATGAAAAAATCAACGCAACTGGTGAACTGAAAATCGTTCTCAGAGATAAAGACGGTAACGTCAAAATGGAAAAGACCGAGAAGAATCTCGTCGTCACTTCCGGTAAAGCATTCATCGCTAGTCGAATGGTCGGAACTGGTAGTGCTGTCATGAGTCATATGGCTGTTGGTACATCGACGACAGCACCCGTGGCAGGTCAAACAGCTCTAGTCTCGGAAATCGCTCGCGCTGCGATCGTTTCTGGAACTTCCGCATCCAACGTCGTCACATACTCGGCTGTATTCGCGGCGGGCGTTGGTACTGGTGCTATCACCGAAGCAGGTATCCTGAATGCCGGTACTGCTGGAACTATGCTTTCTAGAACTGTGTTCTCTGTGGTGAATAAAGAAGCAGATGATAGCTTGACTATCAACTGGCAAATCACCATCAACTAATCTATCCGAACGGAACCACGGATGACGACATTTTCGATCAGAAACGAATTCCATTCTGATATCGCTTCTCTTCTGTTGGATGAGATCCAGTACCAGAAGTCCGCTTTCTATTACTTTCTCGGTAAGGCGGATCCGTGGTTGCCTGACGACGTGGTCCCAGATGCTCCTGAGAGCAACAGCGCTCAAGAAGACACGAAGATCAGAACTAATGCCCTATATTTCAAGCGTATCTCTCCGAATGAAGTGACTCTGGTCGCTAAGAGATACGACTGGTCGTCTGGTGAGATATTCGACGCATGGGATCACACGCTGGATATGCGAAGCAAGAAGTTCTACTGCTTCACAGACGAGCACAACGTTTATAAGTGTCTCGACAACAACGGCGGAGCTCCAAGTACGATCAAACCTACCGGTCTTTCGTTTGTTCCCATAAGAACAGCCGATGGATACCTGTGGAAGTACATGTACACTGTTCCCAACTTTAAGCGAAAGCAGTTCGCGTCGTACAAATATCTCCCAGTACAAAGAGCGCTCACAGACAGTTTCTATGATAGAGGATCGATCGAGAACGTTTCTATCATATCAGGAGGTTCGGGATATTCTGATGTGCCGTTGACGAACATCGTGGTCAGCGGCGGTACAACGACGGGCGCTGGTGCAGTATTGTCAATTGACTCGTTCGGTCCAGCAGGAACCATAACGTCAATTTCGGTGACGAATGGCGGTACTGGATATACAGCAGGCGCGAAGATTGAATTGACGTCTGTGAACGGGACCGGGGCTGTGATTAACCCTGTGATCGTCGGTGGTGTGATCACAGACGTTGATATCGTTTCTGGTGGATATGCATATACCACCGGTGATCTGGCGACAGTTGTCGTCGGAGGAGCGAAATTCTATCCGGTGGTCTCCCGTGAATCTCATAGCATCGTCGAAGTAATCACTCTGGATCCTGGTATCGGATATACTTCCGCGCCAACTCTGACTGTAGTCGACTCGATGGGACTCCCCTCTGGGTTATATCCCGGGAACTCGGGAGCAGTCCTCGAACCTATCCTGTTGAACGGTCGAGTTGACCGAGTTCTGATCCGAGACCCAGGAGTTGACTATAGTGTTGATACGAATACGACGATCGTCGTATCTGGAGACGGTAATGGGGCATCCTTCTCGCCGGTAGTATCTGAGGGAACGATCATCGGAGTTGTGGTCGAGAACCCTGGTACCGCATACACCAATATGTTACTGACCGTCGTAGGCACAGGATCTGGCGCTTCTCTTTCTGCGACCATATCTGCGTCTGATTTTCAAAGCGAACAATCCATCGTCGAACAAACTTCGATCGATGGTGCCATCCATCTCGCGATTCCGACTGTCGGAGGCGAAGATTATACGGCTACAACAGAGATGACGATCGTCGGAGATGGTTCTGGTGCTACCGGACACGTTTTAGTGGATAACGGGAAGATCGTACAGATCGTAATGGATTCTCCTGGATCTGGATATACATGGGCTGAAATCACGTTCAACGATCCAAATCGAGTCGATCCTCTTTCGCTGAAGCAGAAGGCTGAGGCATACGCGATTCTTCCACCAAGAGGCGGACATGGCAAAGATGCCGTGATCGAACTGTTCGCCGACACGCTGGCAATATCTGCTCGTCTTCAGACGGGAGAGAAGCTGAATCTGATTGATCAAGATTTTCGTCAGTTCGGTATCGTGCGCAACCCGAGAAATCTTCAAACCGGAGTACTCTTCAAGTCACCAACTCATCTAGCAGCATTCGACACCGCGTTCCAAAGCACAAACGGTCTAGTTCTCGATGAGATTCTCGAAGCGGGGACCAGTTCGTTTAGAGTGATTTGGTTTGACACGGAGAGAGTCATCCTCCAGAGATTGAGCTCTTTGTTCAAGTCTCCTATCGGCGAATTGGTATCGAAGATTGACCCTCTCAGAACATACACGTGCCATAGAATCTTCGCTCAACCAGTGTTGAATAAATATTCGGGCAATCTTCTTTATTCGGCAAACCAAAATCCTTTCACATTCGCTGAGAACCAAGGCGTCCTGGTGAAGACATTCATAAAGTTATGAGATGACGAAAAATCTTAACATCAATCCGTACTATGGCGACTTCGACGAAGCGAAGAACTTCCACCAGATTCTCTTCAGACCTGGGTACTCGGTCCAGGCAAGAGAACTCACGCAGATTCAGAGCATCCTCAAGAACCAGATCGCCAAGTTTGGTAATCATGTCTTCCAACACGGCTCTGTAGTCATTCCTGGTAACTCTTATAGCGATCTTCACGTAC